GCCGACCCTGCGCCGTCCGGATCGAAGGCCAACGGCGCCCCGGTCATGGCGCCGGCCTGGTTGTGCCAGGGCACCGGGAACTGGCCGACCACCATGCTGGTGGTGGTGCTGCCGGCAAGCACCGGGGCGTCGACCTCGGTGTAGACCGGCAGGTTGCGGAAGTCGGCGTAGATGACGTTGAACTTGGTGCGGTAGGCGATGGTCCGCCCGATCCGGAAGTTGCCGGCCTCGACCGCGCCGATGAATTGGTCGTCTGTGGCGTGCATACCGTAGCCGCAGTCTTCCAGATACATGAGCCCGATGTCCCAGCCGAACGGGTTCTCGCTGATCAAGAGGGCCTTGTCGCAATGCCGCGCCTCGAGGCGATCCACGCGCCAGCCCGGCGCCCGGATGCCCATGGCGAACTCGCAGTTGTCAGCCTGGATCAATTTCACCAGGCAATCGACCGCGTTCCCGTGCATCCCGAAGGCGGCGTTCCAGGCTTGAACCGCGCGAATGCCTTCGAAGATGCAATGACGCCCGATGCCGTGGGCGCCGTTGCGGGTCCAGTCCGCCAGGTGCTTGCCGCCGGTGCCCGAGACGAAGCCGAACCGGCCCTTGGTGGTGCCGTTCTTGGGCGTGAGGCCATACTGAACAGCCTCCGACGCGCCCTTCTTGTCGAAAACGCAGTGCAGCGGCCCGCTCTCGGGCTCGTAGCAGTTGTCGAAAACAAGGGCCTGGTAGTCCACGCGGTCGGTGGACAGCTGCTCGATCGATGGCCGCATGCACCATGTGAAGTCGATGCCGCCGAGACCCGCCGTCAGCGGGCGCCGACCGGGTCCGGTGATGAACAGCATCCCCTTCATCTTGATGCCGAGGCGCCAGTGGATCTTTCGAAGCGTGGGCGACGTCGGCAGCGTCTGCTCGAGCGGCTCTTCGATCGTGAACTGGGTGGCGCTCAGCACCTCGCGCACGGTGACCATCTGGCCGCGCTTTTCGTTGGTGGCGTCGTGGCCCAGGTCGCGCGGATCCTCGGACGCGATCATGTCCACGTCGCCCTCGATCAGCCCGTGGGCCGTGCTGGTGGTGACGGTCACGAGCGTCTTTGCGTCGTCCACCTGCGTCTCGGTGATCGATGCGATCGAGACCGGAGTGTCCTCGCGGCCGGCGAAGAGGATCATCGGCACACCGCCCGGATCGGCGTCGGTGTTCGCCACATTGGAGAAGTCCAGCCGCGCGCCGTTCCACACGAAGGTAACGAAATCGACGTCCGGCAGCAGGCGGCTATCCATGCGGTAAGTCGCGCCGGGGCGGGCGTGGATCTCCTGCCCGCCGGCCGCCTCGATGAAGGCCAGCGCCTTCGCCTGGCAGTCCGTCGCGCCGGTCGGGTCCATGCCGGCATGGTCGAAGGTCCAGCGATCCGCCGGCACCCAGCTGCGCCCGTCCGATGTGGTCAGTGTGCCCGCGCCCGACGTCACAGTGAAATTGCACACAACCCCGAAATTCAGGACGGAAATGACCTGGACCGGCGCCGGGATGACGGCGGCCTGGGCCGCAGCCAGGCTTTCATACGGCTTGCCGATCGAGGCACTGGCGGCCGCGGCGACGGCCGAGGCCTGGGCCGTTTCGATCTGCTCGCCGGTGGGTCCGTTCTTCCAGCCATCGGCCGTGGCGATGAGAACCTGGTTCTCGACGGGCAGCGGCATCCGGAGCGGGCTGCCATCGCCCTCGCCCAGGGGCAACTTCGGCGCCCGGGCCAAGCTGCGCTCGAGGTCCTGCAAGGCGAGCGTGTTGCGGTCGAGCTGACGTTCCAGCCCCTTTTCGCGGACGCCGGCCCCAAGCCAGCCTTGTTGCTTTGCCGTGGATCGATCGATGCGCAGGGTTTTGCCCGCGTGCGCCAGGAGCGCCGTGGCGGTCAGCGTGACGCTGCCATTCTCTGCCGGCCCGGCCGGCGAGACGGTATAGTCCGCGGCCGCCAGCACGGTGATCCCGTTTTCATCTTCCACCGTGACGATCAGGTCGCTGGCGCTGTCGTAGGCGTTCTGCGTGGTGAACGGCCCTGCGGACGCGATGGCCGGATAGGCGGGCGGCGGATTTGCGACGTCCACTGTCATTGCAGATCTCCAAGGGCGTTGGACAATTCGGGGGCGCGATCGGGTGCGGCGGCACCACGATCCCACCAGGTGCGGGTCCCGTAGGTGCGCTCGCGATTGCGTTCCTGGCGGCGCCAGGCGTCACGCGCTTCGGGATCCAGCATCAGCTGCAGCTGGTCGGCGACCAGGCGGTCGAACGCGACGCGCGTGGGCCAGAAGCTCGAGGCGACCGGCGTGTTGTAGCGCAGGAAATTCGCGGCATCGCGGCCGAAATAGGTCTCGCGGCCCTCGATCGCGGCGGTCGTGTTGGCCACGAGCGGGCGGATCACGTCGCCACCGAACCCGGCAACCGGGCCCGCAAGGGTCTGTTCGATCCCGCCGCCAAAGCGATTTTTCTCGGAGAACAAGAAGTCGCTGAAGATCCCGAGGCCACCCGCCTGGATCTCGGCCGCCAGCCAGAACTTGGCCTCGTCCATGGGTCGGGGATCCCTGCCCTTCGCCAGCTCCTTCAGCTGCAGCGCCAGGGCGCCCATGACCAGGGTGGAACTGCCCATGACCACCAGGTATTTCGCCTTGCCCAGCGGGGTCGGGATCGCCTGGAACAGCGCGATCTGCCCCATGGTGAAGCTGAGCGCGTAATTCTTGAAGCCGGCGGTCGATCGCAGAAACTCGCCGCCGAGGAAACCCGGCCGAGTATCGCCCAAAAATTCTGCCGTGCCGCGCATCCGCTTCGACGGGATGAACAGCTCGACCTGGTCGGCCAGCGCGGACTGCAAGCGCAGCGCCAGGTCCTCGGCCTCGGGACGGGGCAGCGCGGTCTGGTGCTCGAGCCACCAGAAAGGCGAGATAAAGTCGGCGCCGCCATCGGTCACATATCGGCCGTCTGGCGCGCGCAGGGCATCCCAGTCCGCCTCGGTAATGCCGTGCCGGCGCAGAAGGTTCTGCAGCATGCCGTCGACATCGCCAAGCGCGAGACCAGCCTGGCTGGCCAGGTGGCCGGCCGTCTCCATCTGCACCGACAGGCGCATAGTATCTGTCCAGACACCCAGCCCGCTGGCGCGGATGGTGAAGCCAGACAAGCGCGACAGCGTGTCATTGGCCACCACGTCGTTCGTCAGACGCGCCGAGGTCGACGCGATCGACATCAGCGTCTCGGCCACGAACCCCATGCGCCGGGCATCCTCGCGGCCGGCGGATGACGCCACCTGCCCCACCACGCGCGACAGCATGTTGCCAGGATGGCCCCGCATGACGGTCGCCGCCGTGGTAATTGTCGCCAGGTCCGAGACGGCCGACAGGGTTGCGGATCCCAGCTTGGTCGCCACGTTCAGGTGCCGGATCCCGGAAAAGAACCGCGCCCACCCTTCGCGCTCCGTTTGGTTGACGGCGCCTGTTGCGTGGGCCAGCAGCGTGCGTGCTCGCTTCACCCGGCTATCGACCCGCTCTTTGAGCTTTCGGTCGCCCGACACTTCTGCGCGGCGCGTCGCCACCTGCGTCGCGAACTCCAGCCCGGCGGTCGGATTGGGCCCGAACACCTGCATCAGAGCGATGTCCCGGGCCTGGACGTCCAGTCGGCCCAACATGGACGAAAGCGGGTCAGACATGCCGAACTCTGCGTTGTAGTCCCACCAGGCATCGCCGTCGCGGAAATGCAGCCGGCGCGGCTCGTCGCGCTTGCGATACATGGCCGCCCCGCCGAAGGTCATCGCCGGTTCCCGGGTGTCCCATCCGCGCGTGGTGATCCCGCGATACACGTCCTCGAGAAACGTCCGCGCGGCCGCCTTGCTCGGCGTCTTGCCCTCGGGCGCAAAGGGCCGCCCCGTGGAAAAATCGTCGATCCGGGACCAGTCGAGCTTGTCGAAGATCCGCGACGCCCAGGCGTCGAAACCGGCATCCTCGATCGCGCGCGCGTCGTGCGTATGTCGAAGGCCGTAATCGGCGAGCTCGCCGATGTCGCCGCCGAGTGCGTTCATCTTCTGGCGCTGCCAGCCCTGAACCTTGCGAACAGATGCGGCGTAGGCCTTCGCGATGTCGCTGCCACTGTCTTGGCCGTGGAGCTCGCGCACCACGTTGCGCAGGATCACCGGGTCACGGGACCGGCCCAGTACGTTCTGGCCGTAGGCGCGCAGGCCGTCCTGCAGATCGGCCCGGATCCGGGCCTGCAGGGCATCCTGCAGGAACCGCAGGCTCTGCCCCTCGTAAGTCGATCCCGGCACGGTCTCGAACATGTCCAGGAGCGCCGTCGCCACGTCCGGCGTCGTCTCGAGCCGCGCCTTGATCTCGCGCATCTTGCCCAGCTGGTTCAGAACCATGTGCCTGCGCGACCGCCGCTGCCGTCTGGTTGCCTCTTTCAGGTCGGCAGCGGCGGCCGCCTCGGCCTGGTGGCGCGGCAGAAATCGCTCGTAGTGGGCCACCTGGCGTTCGTATTCCGCACGGGCCGCATCCGCGCGGCCCTGGTCGATATCCCCTGCGGCGACCGCGTCTGTCAGGCATTTGCGCATGTCAGCCATCGGCGGTCCCTTCGATCGGGCAGCCGTCGATCGCGCGCTGCAAGGCGTCATCGGCCTCGAGGTCGTCCAGCGCTTCGCGCACGCTCATGCGCGACCCATCGTCCAGCGTTATCTCGAGGTCGCCGAAATCGTCGGCCAGGTCGAAACCGTCTGTATTGCCTGGCGCGGCATCATCCCCTATATCTGGGGTGGAGGTATCCCCCATGTCAGATCGAACATTCGTCAATTGGGACGGACGGCCCGCGGTGCTGTTCTCAGTCGCCCGGGGCGAGGCGCTGGCGCTTCTCGAGCCCGGCGGCAGCTGGGAAGCGGTCGACGCGCTCGACGTATCCCACACCGCATCGGTACTGCCGTCGGAAGCCGCACTGGTCGACAGGTTCGCGGGTGCGTTCGGATCGTTCGAGGTGCCGAAGAGCTTCGCGATCGACGGGTCCTCGCGGCGCAGCGCCTCGGCATAAAGCGCACGCATCTGCTGCGTCAGCTCTTCGATTTCATCCGGATCGCTTGAAGACCGCGCGCGCGTGTAGAGCTTGTGGCCCGTCGCCTTTTTCGCCTTCAGCAGTTCGGGCGACCAGATCTGGATTTCCGCGATCAGGCCGCTCTCGGTCTGCAGCAAGACCTTTCGATCGGCATAGCCCTCGGGGGTCAGGGTCCAACCCTCATCAAGGATCCGACCGCCGCCTTTCAGACCCTGCACAACCTGGTCGGCCTGTTCGGCCGTGTTGACCAGAAACCCGCCGCGCACAATATCAGTCAGCTCGCGGACGCTGCTGTAGCGTTTTCGCTCGATCTTGGCCGCGGCGGTGTCCATGTCTTTCAGTGCCGCTGCCGTGAATGTCGCGCCGGCATCGGCGGCGATGCGGTCGCCCAGCTCGTCAAGCTGCGTCTTCGCGCCTGGAGCCAAAAGATACAGATCATCCAGGCTGTCGGCCGGCTGATCGTCCTTCATCTGCCGCAGCTCGGTCACCGGATCAGTGGTCTGGCGCGACAAGGGCCGGTTGAATTCCTGCTCGAGGGCGGCATCCGCAGCCGCGGCCTCGTCGCTCATCGCACCGTCGGGGAAGGTGTCGTCGGCCGGATCCGCCGCGGCCGCGATCGGTTGCGGGCGCTCGGCCGGCGCCGCGCCGATGGTGTCCAGGTCACCGAAGGCCTCGCTGTCGATCGCCTTCAGCGCGTCCAGCGGGCCGGGCGTTTCCGAGAACAAGGCGGCATCCGTGGTTCCGATGCGCCTCGCCTCGGCCGCGTAGCGCGTCAGGAGCTCGGCAACCTGGTCGGCCCGGGCTGCACGCCCTCCCTTGTAGAACCGCCGCGCCAGCGCGGCCGTCAGGGGCGCGACCGCGCCCTCAAAGAGATCTTCATCGGCAAGCATTTCCGCCAGGATGTCCGCCGGTCGGCCGCCGGCCTTCGCGACAATTCGGGCTTCCGCGATGATCCGCATCGCGTCGGTTACATGGGCGGTGATGTCGAATTCCTGCCGCAGCCGGCCGTCGCCGACCGCGCCGCGCAACGCAGCCCAGCCGGGCGCCGCCTGCTCGAGCGCTTCCATCAAGCTCAGCAATTCGCCTGCGCCGGTCTCGGCATAGCGCGACAGGATGTCGGGCGCATCGAAGGCGCGCGCGAAAAGGGCCTGGCGAATGCGACGCTGTCCTTCATCGTTCAGCGCACCGGTCGCATCGACCAGCCCGCTGCGCTCGGACTGGGGCAGGCTGTCTAGGGCGCGGCGCACGAAGGGCGCATTCTCCGATGCGGCCAGGGAACGGGCGGGATCGAACAAGGCGACCGTATCGGCATCGATCGCGCGGGCATCTGCAGCGGCGCGCTCGGTCGCCGACATGCGCGCCACGGCGGAGCTGTTGGCGGCGCGCACGAACTGCTGCCGTGCCTCCGGTGACAGCTCCGAGCTCCGGCGGGCAATCAATACGGGCTGATCCACGCCCTCGGGAATGGTGAAGCCGGCGGCCTCGATCTGCTGGCGGTAGGCATCGGCGCGGTTCGGGTTGCGCTCGAAGGCGCGCTGGATCGCCATGACGCGGCCATTGCCGCTTTCGATCACGTTGTCGGGCCCGACGATGGGCGCGCCCCGATCGGCCTCGGGCGAGGGCATCAGCCGCGCGGGATCCAGCCTGGCGGCCATTTCGGCTACCTGCTCATCGCTCGATCGACGGCTACGGTCGCGCGGTTGGAGATCTCCGCTGGCCCGGATCAGGGATCGCGCGTCGACCACCTCGTAATCCACGTCGATCCGCAGATCGTCGCCGGCCGTGACCTGGTCGCGCTGGGTATAGCCACGCCGATCGCCATACGCGATATAGTCGGCAGACCCGGCGTCGGGCGCGGGCCCATCGGACGGCCTGACCGCCGTATCGCGTGGGCCGCGGTATCCTTCCCAGGCACCGGTGCCCTGCTCTCTCCAGATCCACCACCCCAGTCGATCCTGCAGCGCCTCGGTCATGATCTCATCGCCGCGCAGGCCCAGGCCCTTCTTGGCGGCGCGCAGCGTCGTGCCGACGATCTGGTAAGCGCCCATGGGCGTCGCGACACGCCCGATCCGGGACTTCACCCACTGGCCATATCGACCGCGCGGGGCCGAAAAAGCGATGGCCTCGTCGACGGTCATTTCCGTCAGCTTCACATCGGCGAAGCGTCCGCCGGGTCGGTTCTGGAAACTGAACAGCGCGTCGTAATCACCACCGCTCTCGCCGGCGAAGATCCCGTTCCGGATCTTCTCGGGGATGACCTGGCCGGGCGGGTAGATCGGATCGATGTCGACCTCGCGCCCCTCGTTCATGGCCTCTTCGGAAGTATCGACAGCGTCGCCGAACGTGACCTGGTCGGCCTCGGGCGGGCGGCGCGTGCCCGTGGTTGACTGTCGCGTGCGGCGAATATCGAAATACCGTTGCGCAGCCGCGACGCCCCCGCCCAGGGCACCACCCAGGATCCCGGCCGTGCCCAGGGACAGCGCAACCTCGCCGGCGCCCATGGGCAGATCCAGCTCGTCGGCGACGGCGAACTGGCGCGGCAGCGTCGCCGCCTCGGTCGCCACGCTCACGCCGGCCTCCACGCCGGCGGCCACGCCGATCCGCGTGCCGGCCGCGACACCGAAGGGCAGCGATGCCAGCGTGCTTTCATCGGTCACACCGGCCCAGAGATTGCCCAGGATGCCGGCCGCAGCGCTGCCATTGTCCAGGATGTCCTGCTGCGCCTCGTATTCAGCCTGGCGCAGGGCGGTCACGCGGTTTTCGAACTCTTCCGGCGTGGTCGGCAGATCGTCGTAGCGGCCGTCGGCATCGTTCTGGCGCAGGGCCGCGACGCGATCCGTGGCATAGGCGACCTGGGCGTCGACGATCCTGTCGAAGGATCCGAGGGTGAAGCTGGGTCCGTCGCCATAGGCGGACCCGAGCCGGTCAGAAATCTCGGCGATGGCCTGCTGCCGATCGACATTGCGTCGGTTGAAGCTGTCCATCTCGATCCGCGCGGCGGCAACGCCTGCGCTGAACGTCTCGCCGAAATCCGAGGGCAGACGGGTGAGCGGATCAAGCTGGCTGGCGGCCTCGGCATTGCGCAGCATGAAGCTCATGGGCCCACCGCCTGCAGCAGCGCCCGAAGGCTGAAGGTGAACTGTGCGCCGGCATCATTCAGCAAGACCTCGGGCCGCCCACCACTCCGCGGCCGAACGAAGACGTAGGTATCGTCACCCACCGCCTGCAGCTGCATGCTGGCCATGGTCGCGGCATCGGGCAGCTCCCCCAGGATGTCGGGTCTCTGCCCGTTGCTCGCCTGCCCCAGCTGCGCCAGAAGGGTTTCCGCATCGAATTGGTTGGTCGCGGTCTGGCGCGGACCCGTGGCCACCTCCATGATTCCCAGCCGATCGAGGGTGTCGTCGACCCGGTCGGCGGCAACGCCTTGCGGAAGGATCGTCCGCATGCCCCGAACATCCTGCACGCCGCCGCGGGCCGAGCGGCTGTCCGCCTTGCCGATGCCGCCCATGACCTCGTGGAAGGCCTGCTGATAGACGTCTTCGTCGAACCCTTCGTCGGGATCGACGCGCCCCATGCGCCGGGCATAGAGCGCATCGGCCGCGGCGACGGCCGCCTGGCGGTAGGCCTCGCCGCCGGGAATGTCCGTGAACACCGTCTCGATCACGCCGAAAGCCGTCTCGGCGCGATCGGCGATCGGGGGCAGCTTGATGTTATCGCGCGCCAGTGCCTCTTGCCCGCGCAGGATCTCGGCCGACAAGCCAACCGACCCGCTGGCGCTGGCCAGCATACCCACATGACCCAGGAGCGGATCGCCCGTGACGCCGACCAGGCTGTCGGGACCGTCCGACGGAAGGGTGCCGGCAAGTGTAGCCGCCAGGACGGCCCGCTCTCGGGGATCCTCGGTTGCCTGAAGGCGCGACTTCAGCTCGACCCGTTCTTCAGCGGTAAACACCGTGGGCGTGTCGGTATAGCCGGCGTCGGCCAGCTCGTACCCTTCGCGCACGCGGCGAAGGACGTCCCGGCCGAGCCCCGCCGGCCCAGCGTCGAAATCCAGCGGGGCGTCATCGATCAATCCGCGTGCGGCGGCCGAGGCGATGGGATCCTTCGCGAACTCGTCCAGCGTGTCGTCCAGCGTTTCGCGCAGCACCTCGAGCCGTTCGGTCTGCCACGGCCGCGCCAGGGACCGCCCTTCCTCGGCCTCGATCAATGCGCGCAGCTCGCCGGGCGTTTTCAATTGCAGCTGGCCCTGTTCCTCGCGCAGATCCAGCGCCGCCGCGGTGCGGCCGAACTCCGGGTGCTGCTGGTAGGCGGGATCGGCCAACTTGCGTTCATCCACGGCCTCACGCCCGGCGGCGGCAATTTCCCGGATGGCGACCAGGTCCTCGCCGATTTCGCGCTGTCGTGTCTCCGCCGCCTTCTCGGCTTCACGCGCCGCCGCGGCGGCCTGGCGCTCGAGGGCGCCCGTGGCCTGGTTTCGGTAGCGGGCCAACGTATCGCCGGAAAGCCCGTCGAAGTCGCCGGCGTCGGCCGCGGTGATGAATGCCTGCGGGTCCTCATCGATGAGGCCGATCGCCCGGGCATTGGCGACATCACCGCGCAGCCCTTGTCGCTGAAGCTCGGCCGTCTCGGCGTCGATCACGCCCGCGGCCAGGTTCTGGGCGATGATGTCCTCGCCTTCCGCGACCAGGGCCGCGCGGGTCTCGGGATCGGCACTGGTTGCGACCCGCGAGGCCGTGTCGGAATAGCGCAGGAAATTCGCTTGGCGTTCGGACTGGCGCAGCGCCAGCGTGCGCTTGCCCAGACTGAAGCCCTGCCGGTTGGCGAGCTCCTCGAATGTCAGCTCGAAATCGGCAGCGTTCTTCGGATCGACCGCGCCAGGCGTGCCATCGGGCCCGCCCAGGTATCGGCCGCGCAGATCTTTGACGCCGGACTGCCAGGCGGCTTCGGCCTGGTCCGGATCGCCCATGGCCTCAACCGACAGGCGCAGATCGTTCATGTCGGCCGTCAGATCGATCGTGTTGCGCTGGCGGGACCGCTGCAGGCGATCGGTTTCCAGCGCCGTGCCGACCTGCAGCGCCGTGTCGCCCAGGTCTGCAATGGCGGCGCCGAGCTGCGGGGTCTGCAGTTGCGGCGCGCGGGCGGCGCGACCGGGATCGGTCCCGGCGGTGGGCACGACCATGCGGGTCATGCCAGGAGGTCCGGCCAGACCTCGGGCGCCCCACGCAGAAGCCGACCGGCCCCACTGAACATGCCCTTGATCACGCTCTGCTTGCCCTGGGCGCGGACCAGGCGCGCGCTATTGGACAATTCCGTGTCGGTCGCTGCACCACGCTGGCGCACGCTTTGCGAGGCGAACGCAAGCTCCTGCGCTGCCGTCTGGCCAAGATAGATTGCCGTGGGGCTGCCGACCGACACGCCCCGCGTCGCAAAGCCAGCGCGCTGTTGCGCGGTCTGCGCACGCATTTTCTTCCGGGTGCGATAGTCCTCGACCGCGTTCAACCGGGCTTCTTCCTTGCGCTGGGTCTCGATCGCCTGAGCCTGGGCTTCGGCAGTCCTCGACGCCTGAATGCCCTGGACGACTGGGCCGACAACGCTGCCGAGAAGCCCGATGGTCTGCAAGGCGCCGCCGATGCCGGCCGACGCTGTCGCAGCCCCGGCCGCGGCCCCGGCCGCGGTCGTGGCCCCGCCTGCGCCCGCCAGGGCGCTCAATGCCGGCAGGATGCACATCAGGGCCCCATTTCTTCGATGTCGGCGAAAAAGCCGAGGACAGTCATCGGGGCACCGCCTTGCGGTGTGAAACGCAACCTCACGTCGTTGCAGGTGCCGGAAACCACGTCGGTCAGGATCGTGGCGTTGTCGGTGACCGCGGCATCGGACAGGACCGTGCGCCGGACCAGTGGTTTCGCCGGACCGATGTTCACCGCTCCCCTGGCGTCACGTTCCGCAGCCTGAACCAAGCCGCCGGCCGTTTTGTAGATGGCGACTGCCGCGTTATGCAGCCGGCGGCCACGGCCGCGCGCGTCACCATCCCGCGCCGGCGCGGTGATTGGCAGCGTCTCGGCGAAGTGGGTCGGGTCGAAGAGCCCCAGTGCAACGGTGGACGCGGCATAGGCGAGCTCGACATCCCCGTTTGCATCAGAAGTCAGATCTGCCTCGTAGCCGATATCGGTCCACGCGCGCAGCTCGGTGAGCGGAAGATGTGTGGCCGAAAACGCGGTGCGCGCCGGATCGGCCTCGACCTCGAGCGCGCAGAACAGGTGCGTGCTGTCGGTCAGCACCTCGACCAGGCGGCGGGTGGAGCCGGCGATCGTCCGTTCGACCACCATGCTGACCTGGTCGGCGGTGCCGTCGGCGTTCGGGCTGACGCTCAGATCGAGGACGCGCCCGCCGGCAACCGGAACGACCGCCCAGCCCAGGACGTCCTGGTCGGGATCGAACACCATGGCGATCAGGTCGCCCCCGTCGGTGCGCATCCATGCCGTGCGCAGGGGCGCGCTCTGCCACACGATTTGAACGATGCCACGCGCGCCCAGGTGGGCCGCCGGCAAGGACAGCTCGATCGGCCGGGATCCGTCTTCCTCGAAGCTGTATAGGATCCGGTTCACGCGGGCATTGTCGCGCGAAATGTAGATCGGATCCCCGAACGCCAGGATGGGCGACGTATCCGCGACCCCGTCATTGGCGACCAGCTCGGTGTCGAACGTGGTCGGACCGATGGCTTCGCCCGACACGCTGGAAAAAACGCGCCACACTTCGCCCAGGGCGCCGATGAAAAGTCCCCGCCGGGCCCGCTGCAGCCAGAAAAGGCGGTTTTTCCGGCCGTCACTTTCCAGCTCGAAGGCGAAGCTCGCGTCGGCCTCGCTGCCTGGCAGGAAATCCTCGAAGGCGTTCTGCGTCGACGCCCAGACCGTGCGCGGCTCGTCGGGCGACGAAATCGCGAACAGGCGACGCTCGTAAAGCGTGATCGCGCGCGGGTACCCGTAATCATCGGACCAGGCGCTCTCGGACCAGCGATAGCTGGGATCGTCGATGCAGGGCTGGGGGATGGTCCGCAGGACCTCGGCCTTGGCCTGGTTGGCGCTCAGAACCTCGGTGACGCGGAACACGCCCTCGAGGGTCGAGACAAATCGATATTTCGTCCCCTTCGACGCGTCGGTTCGCCGGGTGCCGGCTTCGTGGGTCGGCGGGTTGATCCCCGAATGATTGCCCTCGACCAGCTCGTAGATCTTGTCGTCATAGGTGACCAGGTCGCCGTCCCGGGCGTTGTCGTCGTTGCCCACCCACAGGGGCACGTTGGAAAAGTCGGTGGGCCGGATCAGGAAGACGCTGCCGACATGGCTGTCGCGGAAGACGTCGCCCACGGCCGTCAGATCGATATTGCCCTCTGAAGCCGTCGCGTACTCATAGCGCCACCGGGCGGTGTAGATCGGATCGGTTCCCCAGCTGTAATCCTGCTCGCCGGACGTATGCGTGGGCGGGGTCGGCCCGACGGCCCCGGCACTCAGTGCGCCGGCATCCACCCGAACGCCGAGAAAGGTGTAGACGCGGCCGTTGTGGCGGCACAGATCTCCGATCGTCAGTGTCTGCTCGGCCGTTTCGTCGCCGGTCGGCGGGCTACCAGTCCACAGGACGACGCTGCCGGAGACGGCGCTGCACTGGATCGTCTTGGCTTCGTCCAGGTTCTGGACACGGAAGGGTCCGCTCCGGAAATCGACCGCCGCAATCGTCCAGTCGTCCAGGGCCAGTCGGCTGATCTTGTGCATCGGCTGCCGACCGTCGACCACGTAGATCACATCGCCATCTTGCGCGGTATCGAGGTTTGCCAGGTCCGTCTCGAGATACGGCGTCTCGAGCTCGAACGGCGCACCGTCCTTCTCGACGACGGATCCGTAGCGCCAGATCCGCATGACCCCGTCCGTGAATTCCAACTCGACCGCGTCGTTCAGGGCGAATTCGAACGGGATCCGCCGGGCTTTCAGATCTTGCCGGGTGCTGCCCTGGTAGATCGAGCCCGGCGCCCGGGTGAACGCACCCTGGCGCAGCGGGATGAAGCCCCGACAGGCTGCCATGCCGGTCTTGAACCGCTGGAAATCATCCCGCGCGAAGAGCAACGGGTCGATCTCGCCGCCGGAAAAGGTGTTCTGGACAACGCGCGCCCGGGTCATTTGCGCGCCTCGCATACCCAGTCACCGTCGGGCATGGCCCCGTCGATCGCGTGGTGCGACGCGCTGTGGCTGTCGTGACGCTTGGCTGCTGCCAGCAGATCGTTCAGCTCGACGCGCAGATCCGCGCGCTTGGTGCGCGACCCGACGAATTTCGGCGACAGCAGGACCGCCATCTGGGACGCGATCGCCGTCTGCAGGAACGCGGGCAACTCGGCCTCGATCTCGATGCGGCGGGTGTAGATCACCGAAAGCCCGCCGTCCTGCTCGGCCCGCAGGATCTTGCCATCCTTGCGCCACGCCCCCGTAGCGATGACGCGTCGCAGGGTCAGGCAGTCGGACGGCAGGACGTAGGCCACCGGTAAATCGGGGTCCTGCGTCGGCGCCGAAGAGACCGGCAGGCTGGCGAAGGCCCGGGCGTCCGACCAGTCGTAGTGTTCCAGTACCATGTCGCGCGCCTTCGGGTAGACCTGGGCCGCTTTCGCCGCTTCCGAGCTGTCATCGCCGAACGACGAAATCTCGGCCTTCTCCATGAAGTCGAAGGCCTGGGCGACGATGGTGCTGGTGGCGATATCGACGGTCACGCGCGCCCCTCGGGGTCAGGCGCAGCCCGGGCAGGTGGCCCGGGCCACGTGTCTCAGGGGGCCAGGTAGGCGATGCGGAACGGCATCGATCCGGCGCCGGTGGCGTCGGCTTCGGCGTGCGCCCAGATCTCCACATGGCCGCCGGGATCCTTCGCCAGGCCCAGCACTTCCCAGATCATCTTGCCGTGCGCGGCGTCACCGAACGCAACGGGCGTGACGATGTTCTCGGTCGCCTTGGTCTGGTCGACCAGGGCGTCGGTATCGGTTTCTGTCCCGATCACGACCTGGGCGAAGCCCCAGTTCTCGACATCGAAGGCGGTGTCGTCGTGCAGCAGGGCCGTCGACGGGATCGACGCGAGGTGGAACTTCGACCCGTTCAGGTCGTCGGACGCGTTGGCGACGGTACCGGTGGCGACGATCAGCCGGCCGCGGGCCTTCTGGGGATCGGCCGGGACGGAGCCCGGCGACATGGGATCGTGGATCAGGTCGGAGCTTTTGTTTGCGACGGGCATGTCGTGCCCTCCTTTCAGCTGTCAGGAGGGGTCGCCCAGCGGGTGCCAGGCGACCCGCTGGATATCACTCGGCGCAGCGGATGACCCGCACGCCGCCGTCCTGCACGCGGCCGGCGGCCGGGTAGCAGTCGACATGCGCGTAGGGCAGGTTCTTGGCGGCCGTGTCGTTCCACATGTCGCCCTCGACGTCCTGCCAGAAGCCACAGACGATCTCGGACTTCAGCCAGATCGGGCACAGCCGGTAGCCGTTCGGATCCTTGGGCAGGCGGTTGGTGAAGAGCCAGTTGATGCCCAGCAGCTTGCCCGGCTTGCCCTCGCGGATGTTCTCGACCTCGAACGGGTTCAGCGACGTCTTGGTCTCGATCGCCAGGTTGATCAGGTCGGTTTTCTGCTTGGGCGTGATCAGGCCGTAGACCTCTTCGTCGGTCTCGAGACCGAAATCCTCGAGCTCCATGCCTTCGGTGGCGCCCCGCAGCTTGCCGGTCGTCAAGCCCGTATGGGTTCCGCCCACGTCGAAATCGGATGCGATGTAGTTCGCGGCCGGCAGCGACACGGTGCTGGTGGGCGTCTTGCCTTCGTAGACCGGGCCCAGGATGCCGCCGCCATACAGGCGGTACTCGCCGTTCGGGGCCTTCTCGATGCCGAGGATCGTGTCGAAGACGCCGCGCTCGACGGCCTTCAGGTGCGCGGTGATCAGCTGCGAGCTCGGATCCTGCGACTGGTCGAACTTTTCTTCCTTGGTGATGTATTGCCCGCTCTCGATGACGCCCGGGCGGACCAGCCAGCGGCGCGACCGCTTCGGCGGGTTCTCGGGATTGCGGCGCCCGTAATCCTCGCCGCGCAGGTAGTCGATCTCGTTGATCAGATCGGCCATGTCCTGCGCTTCGCCGGTGCAGGTGACGGTCGTGACGGCCGCGCGCAGCGGGTTCGACATCTGCTGCGCCGTCATCTTGATGTTGTTCCGGAAGGTCAGCTTGTGATGCGGCTCGACCAATTGACGATAGGACATGCCCTACCCCTCTCGAAAAATCATGTGTGTGAGTTTTCGGAGGGGTTGCCCGGCAACCGGACCCGCCCTGACCGTATCGTGGCCTGACCGCCGGACCTTATCCGGAGCAGAAGGACCCGACGCACGGGTTGCCCTTCAAACGAAACATGGCCGCAAATCTAGCGGCCATGTCAAGAACTTTCCGAAATATGGTGGCTTTCGCTATTTCGCAGCGAGCTTCGACAGCTCGGTGTAGCGCTTGTGCAACCGGTCGAAATCGTGCCCGGGCTGGCCGGTCCGCTTCGCCTTGATCGCCTTCTGGTAGTCGCTGTCGGGCTTCATCATGGCCTCGAGCTCCGCACGCGCGTCCGCCGGCGTCGTGCCCAGCGTGGATCCGCCGTTACGAAGCCCCGCTGCGCTGTCGTCACCCATCATCTGGCCGATGGCCGCGAACATCTTGATGGTGTTGGCGTCGCCGGTCTTGGCCGCCAGGACGCCCGACAATGCGGAAATGGCGTCGCCGTCCAGCCCGGCCTCGGCCGCGATCGCGCTGGCCGCCTGCTGCGCCTGGGCGACTTTCGCGCTGTATTGGTCGCCCCAATCGGATTGCAGCGCTTCCTGCAGCTTGGTGTTGGCCAGGCTCGCCTCGGTCTCGGCATCACCCAGCATCTTGGCCATGTGCCCGGCGAAAAGCTCGGTCATCCCCGCCATCTGGGCTTGCGTCATGCCGAGCTCGTGGGCCTTTGTTCGCGCCACGCCCTCGAGCTGTTCATCCCAAGGCTGATCCTTCGGCCAGCTCTCTGGCTTGGCGATGTCATACTTGTCGGCCGCCTCGGGGATCCCGAACACGTCACCGTTGGCTTTCAGCCACTCGGCCACGTCCTGCCCCTCCTTGGGACGGTCCATCAGCTGATCGGCGGGCTTGCCCAGGCGCTTCTCGGCGTTGCTGTAGAAATCCGCCAGCTTCCCGATCGCCTCGACGGGATCGTCGACGGTCAGGCCTTTCGCCTGCAGCATCTGCCGGGTCTGGTCGTTGAACCGGTCGCCCTTCCACCAAGGCGCCGCGCCGCCATCGCCGCCGCTCCCGCCCGCCCCTTCGCCACCGGTTCCGCCGTCGCCGCCCGTCCCTTCGCCGCCAGTACCACCGTCGCCGCCTTCGCCGCCGGCACCGCCGCCGGATCCGCCTTCGCCTTCGCCCTCGCGCAGGATCTCGCGCCAGCCGGGCCGCCACAAAAAGCGATCAATCGTCATATCT